AGTATTGACACTGTAGTTAATGTTTACATGAATGCTTTGACTGTCAATGATAACTCCGATAATAGTTCCAGTGTAGGATTTACAAATGCATCTATTGGTGATGGACTTGGAGAATATTTTGGAACGGAATCTGACATTAAGAGAGAGTTTGCATTAACTCATGAAAACGAACCTATTTTTGAAAGATATTTCTTAGGTAATGATAGCGATATTGTTAACGTAACAACTAATGCAATTAAGATTCCAAATCACTTCTTTGTAAGTGGTGAAAAAATTAGATATGTTCATGTTGGAACAGCTTCATCTGCTGTCGGTATTGCAACAACAACATTTGTTGGCGCTGCTAATACTACATTCTTGCCCGGAGACAATCTGTTTGCAGTTAAAGTTGACGACAACAACATTAAAATTGCCACCAGCGCAGAAAATGCACTTAAATCAATTCCAGAAATTGTTGAACTTGAAAGTGTCGGTATTGGCACATCCCATAGATTTATTTCAACAAACCAGAATGCCAAAGTGCTTGTTGCTTTGGATAATCTTATCCAGTCACCAGTTGTGGCCACTTCGGTAACAACTACTCTTGCTGAGCAAGTTTTTGACGTTGACAATTTAATAAAATTTAGCGGCATAACATCTTTCTTTGGATCTGATTTGATACAAATAGGATCAGAGATAATGAAAATTGAAGGTGTTGGTATTGGATCAACAAATGCCATTAGAGTACGTAGACCTTGGTTAGGCACGGTCTTATCTGGATATGGAACCGGAACACTTGTAACCAAGATTACTGGCAACTATAACATCGTTGATAATCATCTTAATTTTGTAGAGGCACCATTTGGAAATGTTCCTATTGGTTCTACAACAAATCCACCAGATGAAAGAGATTGGACTGGAATATCAACCAGTTCTAGTTTCCAAGGTAGAAGTTTCATGAGATCTGGCATTGAAAACACCTCCGATGAATCCTATCATAAAAACTATATCTTTGATAATATTTCGGATCAGTTCAATGGCACGGAAAATGAATTTACATTAAAACAAACCGGATCTAATGTATCAGGAATTTCTACAGAAAATGGAATCATCTTAATCAACAGTGTATTCCAAGCACCAGGACTCTCTGACCAATATATCATTAATGAGTCTGCTGGAATTTCTACGATTGCTTTCCAGGGTACAGAAACATCTCCACTTGGTCCAGATGTAGGAATCTCTAGTTTCCCTAAAGGTGGAATTATTGTTTCTGTTGGATCTGAGGAAGGTCTTGGATATCAACCACTCATATCTGCTGGTGGAACTGCTGTTGTATCTGCCTCTGGAACCATCACCTCTATCGCCATTGGTAACAGTGGTTCTGGATATAGAGCTGGAATACAAACGACTGTTAATGTTGCTATCAGAACAGATTCTACAGCACGATCGAACATTGTTTCTATCGGAACTGCATCAATATCTGGTGGACATATTACTGGAGTTGCGGTTACAAACTCCCAGGTATTCTATGCACCAAGAGATATATCAAATGTTGGTTATAATTCAATAACCGGATTAACAACAGTCACTACATCAACTGCACATGGATTGTCTTTCGATGATCAAGTTATTGTTTCTGGTATAGCGTTCACATGTGATTATAGTGGTGCAGGACCAGTTAATGTCACTAACGCCATTTATAATAACGTAAGTGGCATTATGACTGTGACCACATCAGCTGCTCATAACCTTTCTACTACTGGAGAAAAGAGTGACGTTCTTCTGACCGGTCTTGGATTTACTTGTGGACTTGATGGTGGGTCATCCACTCATACTTATCCAAGAACAACAGACCCTGTTTATTGTGGTGCTAAGGTAACTGCAGTTAACAGTTCCACTGAATTTGAAATCAATGCTGGTGTTTCTACAGTTCCAACTTTCTTCCAAAGTGGAGGAACTGCTCAACCTGTTCTTATTGCACCAAGAGCAATCAACAATTCTGCTAGCGGAAATGACCCAGCAGTAGACGGAACAAATGTTCTTAAAGTCATTGACAGTACAACTTTTGAAATAAACACTGGTATTTCAACTAGAAAACATTTCTATGCAAGATGTGGTAAAGTCAATAAACCACTTGATGTTGTAATCGACGATCCACTAAGTTACTCTAATATTCATTTGAATTATTCTTCTTCAAGTGTTGTTGGAGTAGGAACCAGCGCAGTTGTTGATATTGTAGTTGGTCAAGGATCTAGTGTCATTGACTTTACCTTTAGAAATACTGGATATGGATTTGGTAATGGTGAAATATTGACAGTTCCCGTTGGTGGACTTACTGGTATACCAACGACATCATCTTTCTCTACTGCAAATGAATTCCAACTTACTATAGATGAAGTCTTTAATGATGCCTTCTCTGGTTGGTCAGTTGGGCAACTTCAAGCTCTTGATAATGTTAGAGATTTTATTGATGGAACTAGAAAAGACTTCCCACTTTTCCAAGCAGGAAACAGAATTTCCATTGTTACTCGCAAAGGATCTAAAATTAACGTTCAAGACGTTCTACTCATATTTGTAAATGACATACTTCAAGTTCCAGGTGAGGCATATACATTTACTGGTGGAAGTATCATTACATTTACAGAGGCACCAAAAATAGGTGATTCTATTAACATCTTGTTCTACAAAGGAACTGGAGATACTGATGTTATCTTTAGAAATATAATTGAAACTGTTAAGAAGGGAGACACTCTTCAAATCATGCATGATGCGTCCATTGGACAAGCATCTTCCTTGGATGAAGATGAGAGAGTAGTCGATCAAATTAAATCAACTAACTTAGTTGGAACAAATCCATACTCTGGACCAGGAAACACAGCAGATGTTACTTTAGAAAGACCAGTAGTTTGGTGTAGACAAACTGAAGATGTCTTTATCAATGATATTCCTGTTGGTAAGGATAGAGAACTTTATGAACCAGTTATTAACCCAAGTGCATACATTATTAAGTCTGTTGGAGTGGGATCTACAGCAATCTATGTTGATAATTTAAGACCTATATTTAACTCTCAAAACGAGAATGATACAAGTCTTACATTCCAAAATAAAATTAAGTTTATAAAACAAGAAACTAAGGTAGCTGCTGCTGCAACTGCAGTTGTTTCTGAATTTGGTACTATCTCTTCTATTTCAATAACAGAAAGTGGATCTGGATATGATTCCGTACCATCAGTTACTATCGGTAGCACATCTCAATCCATTGGTTTGGGTACAACTGCGGTTGCAACTGCAACTCTAACATCGGGTGAAGTTACTTCTATTACTTTAACAAATGCTGGAACTGGATATACTACCAGTAATCCTCCAAGTGTATTAATTGAACCTCAAGCATATTCTGAGGAAGCATGTAATGTTTCTTCTTATGTTGGTGATTCTGGAGTTATTGTTGGATTTGGAACTACAACAATTAGTGGAGTCAATGAAGTAATTGTGGATCTTCATATTCCATATGATTCTTTCCTTAGAGATCCTGACTTAGTTGGAACTGCTGTTACTTTAAGTTCTATATCTGTTAACGATTACTTCACTATCTTTAATTCAAATGCTAGTGTCGAAGGAAATTCAACAATTGAAACATTTGATAATGAAGGTAATCAGATAGGATTTGCAACTCAATTTATTGATACAGTGCATCAAGCAAAACGAGTTTCAGTTGTTTCTAGAAATGTTGGTGGAATTTCAACAAATGTCTTGAGAGTTAATTCTGAATTGAGTGGTATTGGAACTATTAACTTTAGTGTTACTACAATTTTTATGGATGATGAGACAGTAACCATGGATCATAGTGAAAATTCTGGATATGCTGGTGGTATATCAACTTCAAATTACTTTGGAGAGTTCTCTTGGGGTAAAATTGATCTTGTCGCAAGGACAAAGAATAATTCTTATACTGCACATACTTTAGAAGGAATTGCTGGAATTTCCACTTCTGATATTTTGATAAGAGATAGCTTTCTTAAATTTAAGAACTACACAGTATAAATATTTTTAAACCCAAAGAATAATGGCAAGACAGGGAATAAACACCGGTTCAGCTCCAAATGATGGTACAGGTGATAATTTAAGAAAAGCTGGTGGAAAAATTAATGATAATTTTATTGAATTATATGCATTAAGTTTTGGAAATGGAAGCACTCTGTCTCGTGGTACTTGGGATCTAACTAGTGCTGGCATTAACACTCTCTCTAGTGTTGGTATCGGAACTACCAATCCACAAGGAACTCTGCAAGTGGGTACTGCCATTACTATGGATGGCACTTCGGGTATTATTACTGCTATTAGTTTTAGTGGTGATGGATCTAGTCTGACTGGATTAACTGGTGCCTCTGCTGCTACTTATGGTGATGCATCAAATGTTGCTCAAATTGTAGTAGATTCTAATGGTAGAATTACTGGCATTTCTGAAGTTTCTATTTCCGGTGGAGGTGGTGGAAGTGGTGGATCATCCAAATGGGCTGACTATGATACTAGTACTGGAATTAGCACCACAAAGAAAGTTAAGATTGAAAATGACTTAGAAGTTACTGGTGTAACTACAACTACCACACTTGCAGTTTCTGGTGTCGCAACCGCTGCATCAGCAGTTATTGCAGGTATTATCACAGCAAACTCAACTGGTATTGATGTAGGTGCTGGTATCATTACAGCAACATCATTTGTTGGATCTGGTGAGGGTATAACCGGTATTGCAGCAACTGACAATATTGTCACTGGCACGGCTGCCACCTTTACTAACAACGTAAACATTAGTGGTGTCACAACAGTTGGAGTTCTAACTGCTTATACATCAGTAACCGTAGGAACTGCTATCACCGCTGATGCTGCAAGTGGAATTATTACTGCAACTGGAGTAAATGTTACTGGTGTTGTCACTGCTACATCATTCTTAGGTAATGTAACTGGTAATGCAACAGGATTAAGTGGAACACCTGATATCAATGTTAGAAACATTACAGGTGTTGCCGCAACATTTACTGGTGTTCTTACTTATGAAGATGTAACCAACGTAGATTCTCTTGGTATCGTTACCGCAAGAGGTGGATTTGAAATTGGAGCATCTGGAGTTGGTGGTACAATTACCGCAGTTGGAAACGCAGAATTTGCTGGTATTGTAACTGCAACAAATGTATCTGTGGCACAATCTGTAACATCTGGAACATTCTATGGTGATGCTTCTGATATAACAGAGGGTCAATGGACTCTTGGTGCTAGTGGCACTAACCACTATACATTCACTGGTCCTGGATTAGATGGATCACAAAATGATCCAACCCTTTATCTTCAAAGAGGTAAAACGTATAAATTCGTAAATGGAATGGGTGCTCATCCATTTCAGATTCAATCAACTTTTGGATCGGGTGGATCCGCATATACTGATGGGGTTACAAATAATGGAGCATCAAACGGAACTGTAACTCTTGAAGTTCGACAAGATGCTCCCGATTCACTCTATTATCAGTGTACCTCTCATGTTGGAATGGGTGGTACATTTACCATCACTGGTAGTGGAATTCCAATTGGTGGTATTATCATGTGGTCTGGTGTATCTGTTCCTGCTGGATGGGCACTCTGTAATGGTTCAAATGGAACTCCAGATTTAAGAAATAGGTTTATTGTTGGAAGTGGAGATACGTATAGTATTGCAGATACTGGTGGATCAGCGGAGGTTACTCTTACTGTCAGTCAACTTCCAGCTCACACTCACTCTGCATACACTGAGGGTACTGGAACACCTCCAGGTGGTGTAGCCACATCGAGCGGTAATGGATCCGCTGTTGACACTGGATCCGCAGGTGGTGGTCAGGCACACGAAAACAGACCTCCATATTATGCTCTTGCATTCATTATGAAACTTTGAACTCAATAACATCAGAATTAACTCATACTAAAAAACTATATTTTCGCAGGATAAATAAAGGAAAACTCTGTCCAAAATGGCTGCCATTATAACTGATCAGATTAGAATATTAAATGCAAAGAATTTTATTGCTGGTGTATCTAACGCCAGTAATTCATATTATTCTTTTATTGGATTGACTAATCCAGCAGATTATCAGACTGATTGGGATTCTGATCCTCCTTCGCCAAAGGATAATTTTGATCAAGAAAACGACTATTGGGATACAATGGTTGCATTGAAAAAAATTAACACTGATGATGCAAGGCAGGTTGTTCCTAAAAGAACTTGGTCATCGGGTACAAGTTATGATATGTATCGACATGATTATAGTAGGTCAAATACTGCTGTAGTTTCTGGATCAACATCATTATATCTTGCAAATTATTTTGTAATGAATAGTGATTTCCGAGTTTACATTTGTCTTCAAAATGGTATAGATCCTGATAATGCAACCGGTAGACCATCTTTGGATGAACCAACATTTACTGATCTAGAACCAAGAGCTGCGGGAACAAGTGGTGATGGTTATATTTGGAAATATCTCTACACTATCAAACCAAGTGATGTTGCTAAGTTTGAATCTACAGACTACATGCCAGTTCCAACAGACTGGGAAACTGCAACTGATAATTCTGCCGTTAGAGACAACGCAGTAGATGGATCGATTAAGATCGTAACGGTTACGAATAAAGGAGTAGGACTTGGAACTGCAAACTTTACATACACCTCTGTCCCAATTAAAGGGGATGGGAGTGGAGCAGAATGTACTATTGTTATTGACGCAAATCAACAGGTTAGTTCTGTAACAGTTTCTGCTCAAGGATCTGGATATACCTATGGAAATGTTGATTTGGTTGCTGGTGGAGTTCCAACAGGAACCACTAGACCAACGTTTGATGTAATCATTCCGCCACAAGGTGGTCATGGTGCCGACATTTATAGAGAACTTGGAGCATATAATGTCTTACTTTATTCTAGAATTGAAAATGATAACAATAATCCCGACTTTATAACAGGCAATCAAATTGCAAGAGTTGGTGTTGTAGAAAATCCAGAACAGTTTGGATCCACTAGTTTGCTTTCCGCAGATAAAGCTAGTGCTCTGGGTGCTCTTAAATTAGTTGGATCTGGATATAGCACTGCTATTTTTACAGCGGATTCATATTTTACTCAGACTGTATCAACAGGCACAACAGCAGTTGGTAGAGTTATAAGTTATGATCAAAATACTGGAGTTCTTAAGTACTGGCAAGATAGATCCCTTGCAGGATTTAATACTGTAGGAACTGCACAAACTCAACCAACATATGGATTTAATTTAGAGGAGTTTACCTCTTCTCCTGGAACTGGTGGAGCAGTAACCATTACACCTACGACTGGAGTTGATTTATCAATCGATAGTAACTTCTCCGGTATATCTACCGTAATAAATAATCGTACATACTATCTTGGTCAAACCTTTACGAGTGGTGTTGCCAATCCAGAGGTTAAGAAACACTCCGGTAATATAATTTACGTTGACAACAGACCATCTATAACAAGATCGTCAAACCAAAAGGAAGACATAAAAGTTATTTTGCAGTTCTAAAGAATTATGCCACAGCAGACGAACCTCAACGTAGCACCCTACTTTGACGATTTTGATCCTACGAACGATTATCATAAGGTATTATTCAAACCTGGATATCCTGTCCAAGCTAGAGAGTTAACATCTCTTCAATCCATACTGCAAAATCAAATTGAAAGATTTGGTCAACATTTCTTTAAAGAGGGTGCTAAGGTAATTCCAGGAAATACTGGATATTCTCAAATATATTATTGTGTTCAGTTGGATAACTCTTTCCAGGGTGTTCCTGTATCTGCATATGCGGATCAGGTAGTTGGTACAAAGATAACTGGACAAACATCTGGAGTAACTGCTGTTGTTGAAAGTGTCCTTTTACCAGAGGACTCGGAAAATGGAAATTTGACACTTTATATAAATTATCTGGGATCTAGCACTGCAAATAACTCAACTCAAACCTTTTTTGATGGTGAACAACTTTCATCCAGTGAAGTTATAACCTCCGGTTTATTGGGCAATACGACGATTGCTGCTGGAACTCCTTTTGGTGCAACAATAGAAACCAATGCGGCTCAGATAGGATCTGCTTTTCAAATTGAAAATGGTGTTTACTTTATTAGAGGAAATTTTGTCAATGTAGATAGAGAGACATTAATCTTAGATCAATATTCAAATACTCCTAGTTATAGAATTGGTCTTTTTATTAATGAAGAAATTATCACTTCAGATTTAGATGAAGAACTGAATGATAATTCGCAGGGGTTTAGTAATTACTCTGCACCAGGTGCGGATAGACTCAGAATTAGCACAAGTCTTTTCAAAAAATCACTTGATGACTTTAATGATGATAATTTTATTTTATTGGCAACAGTAATTAATGGTGTTCTTCAAACCACACCTAGAAAGACTCTCTTTGGTGGAGGAGCTAGTTTTAATGATGTAACCGATACACTTGCTAGAAGAACTTTTGATGAATCTGGAAATTACTATGTAAAGGCTTTTGATATAACTGCGTTTGAATCATTAAATGATAATATCGGCAATGAAGGAATATTCAATTCAGGTCAATTTACTCCAGGTGGTGTTACACCAACTGATGATTTAGCATTATATAAAGTCTCTCCTGGTAAAGCATACATTAAAGGTTATGAAATTGAAAGCGTCAATGCTGTATATCTTGATGTAGATAAACCAAGAACAACCAGAACGTTAGAAGATCAAAGCATAATTTATAATACTGGACCAACCTTAAGGATTAATCGGGTACATAGAACACCTACAATCGGAGTTGGAAACACATATTTTGTAAGTCTAAGAGATCAAAGACTTGGTAGTAGTTCAGAAACTCTTCCTGGAAATGAAGTTGGTGTTGCAAGGGTGTATGATTTCAGATTGGAGTCTGGGTCATATAGTTCCTCCAATGCTAATGAGAACGAATGGAACCTTGCTCTTTATGATGTACAAACAACAACTGACATTGCTCTGAATCAGGCACACACTTTATCTATTCCTACATTTGTCAAAGGAGATAATAGTGGTGCCACAGGATTTTTAAGACATGCTGTTTCTGCTGGAACAGCAATGACTGTATATGAAACTAATGGAACCTTTATTCCAAATGAAAAACTTATCTTTAATGGAATTGCTGACGGTAGAATTGCTATAGCAATTACTGAGCATACTATTTCTGACGCTAAGTCTGTGTATGGAACAAATGATGGAACAACTGGTATTAACACCTTTAGTGCTGATGTAATTCAATCTAATAAATTTACAGTTGGTATTGCGACCGTAAGTCCTCTCTCCGGTGGAATTAGCACCATTAAGAGTACAAATACACTGTTCCCAGGAACTATCGTAAAAGAAAATGATTTAATTCAATACAGCGACACCACACCAGGATTAGACGGTGATCCGATTGTTGCAAGAGTTACTAGCGTTGGAACAACTCACGTTACTGTAGCAGGTGTCGCAGCAGTTACTGGCATTTCTAGTGGATTCTTACCAGCTGCAACATTAAATGTAACGGATCTGAAGGTTCTAACCACTGAATTAGCACCTTCATCTGATGACACTTTATTCACACCTTTACCTAAAATCAATGTTTCTAATGTCGATCTTGCCGATGCGTCTTTGAGCATTAGAAAAACATTCACAGTAAACATTGCAAATAATGAATTATCTGCACAGGTGGTGGCAGATACTAATGAATCATTTTTGCCATTTGATGAAGAGAGATATTTGTTGATTAGATCTGATGGATCAACAGAAGCATTAAGTGCAGATAAATTTGATATTGCAACAACCGGTAAAACTTTATTGATCCGTAACCTTGGAACAGATGATACTGGTGCGACTTTAATCGCAACTCTCAGAAAAGTAAAACCAAAAGCAAAAGAAAAAATTAAAAATAGAGTCAACTCTATTATTGTAGATAAATCAAAACTGTCTGGTTCTGGAACTGGATCAACGACTCTGAATAACGGATTAATCTTTGGTAGTTATCCTTTTGGTGTAAGAGTTGAAGATGAAATTATTTCGTTGAATACTCCAGATGTCATCGAAATTCATGGAGTTTTTGAATCTGCAGATACTTCTGCTCCATCTTGCCCACAAAGTGTGCTGCAATCGATTAATACCAGTTCAACAACAACTGCAGAACTTTTAATTGGTGAGAAGTTTGTTGGACAAACAAGTGGTGCTGCAGCTATAGTAGCAGAAAAACTAAATGATTCATCTATTTCATTCCTTTACAAAAATGAAATAGCTTTCGTTGAGGGTGAAACGGTACAGTTTGAAGAGTCAAATGCATCTGCGCTGGTTTCAACATTATCAACTCCTAGTTTTAATATCTCTTCTAATTACACTTTCAAGACTGGTCAAGAAAATACTTTCTATGACCATGGAAGAATAAAGAGAAAATCAGACTATACTCAACCATCGAAGCAGTTAAAAATTTATTTCTCAAGTGCATCATACTCAAGCACTGATGATGGTGATATTACAACGGTTAATTCTTATTCACAGTTAGATTACACCAATGATATTAAGAATGTAAACGTCTTCAGAACATCAGATATTATTGATATTAGACCTAGAGTCTCTGATCACACTGTCTCAGAGAGTTCAAGATCTCCACTTGAGTTTTTTGGTAGAGCATTTGATGGATCTGGACAATCTGCTGCAAATCCTCTTGCATCGGATGATGCAATTTTAACAGACGTTTCTTATTATCAAGGAAGAATTGACAGAGTTTATCTGTCCAAAGAAGGTAAATTCCAAGTTGTTTATGGAACACCATCAGATAACCCACAAAAACCAGATCCTGTTGATGATTCTCTTGAAATTTGTAGAGTAGAACTACCAGCATATTTGTATAACGTCAGAGATGCTAAGTTCACTTTCTTGCAACATAAGAGATTTAGAATGCAGGATATCAAGGAACTTGAAAATAGAATCAAGAGTCTTGAATATTACACAACTCTTTCACTTTTAGAGAAAGAAACTGCAAACTTCTTTATTTCAGATAGTGAGGGTTTAAACAGGTTTAAGTCTGGATTCTTTGTAGATAACTTCAATGATTTCTTAGCTCAAGATACTGCATTTAAAATTAACAACGCAATTGATAGAAAGTATAATGAACTAAGACCAAGACATTATACAAATTCAGTTGACATGATCTTTGGACCTGTAGTAGATGCAGATCCAACCTTAGATCTCAACTTTTCTACCGTAGAAGGTGCTAACGTTAGAAAACAAAATGATATATTAACTCTTGATTATGCAGAAGTTGAATACATCAAACAAAATTTCGCTACCAGAACCGAAAGTGTAACTCCTTTCTTGATTAGTTTCTGGAACGGAACTCTTGAACTTACTCCAGCATCTGATAGTTGGGTTGATACTGCAAGACTAGAAGCAAAAATTATTGAAACAGAGGGCAATTACGCAGAAACCTTTAATAATATGGTTGATGATGGGGTCATTGATCCCCAGACAGGATTTGGTCCTATTACTTGGGACTCCTGGGAAACCAACTGGACTGGTATTGACATAGTTGAATCAACCAGAACAAGAGTTATTCAAAATGGTCCTGATGTTATTCACCGCCAGGGCCCTGGGGGTAGATCTCGTACAAGAGTTGAGACAAGACAAGTAACGGATTCGGTTACCGAAGAGAGAATTCAGACCGGAACAATGACGGGAACTAGATCCAGAAATGGTGTTAGAACCATTGTTACCGAACAGTTTGATCGTGAGTCTGTTGGAGATAGAGTTGTTAGTAGAGATCTCATTCCATTCATGAGATCTAGAAACGTTGAGTTTGTTTCTAAGAAAGTTAAACCGCTCACAAGACTTTATCCATTCTTTGATGGTGTTGATGTTTCTAAGTACTGTGTTCCAAAGTTATTGGAAATCACAATGGTCTCTGGTACATTTGAAGTCGGTGAAACTGTAGTTGGACTGACAGAAGTTGTTGGTGACATCGGATCTAACACTCTTCCATCTTCACCATTTATTAGATTTAGAGTGGCACAATCTAATCATAGGGAAGGTCCTTATGATGCACCAACAAAAACGTTTAGACAAAATCCATATAATAGTCAGGACTTATCTGCTGCCTATTCTTCAACAGCAACTGTTTTGAACGTTGATACTTTCTCTCTTTCTAATGAAGCTCAAGGACAATACTATGGATGGGTCAGATCAGGAATGACTCTTCGTGGACAAAGTAGTGGTGCTATCGCATCTGTGTCCAACGTAAGACTTGTCTCTGACATATCTGCTACATTGATTGGTAGTTACTACATTCCTGATCCAAATAATGCTAGTTTCCCAAGATTTGAAACTGGGACAAAAACATTTACTTTGACTGATAATATTGACAATAATCAGGATCAAGCAGTAACTATTGCAGAAGAAGGATTTGCTTCTACAGGAACTTTAGAAACCGTTCAAGAAAATATCATCTCTGTCAGAAATGCAAGAGTTGAAATGAAGAATGAGTTCCAAAGTAGAAATGTTAACAGAGTCCTTGATGCTGAGGTTGTTGAGAGTAGAGTTATTTCTTCAAGAACAAGAACTCAACAAATTATTACTTGGTATGATCCACTGGCTCAATCTTTCTTAGTTGAAGATGAAACTGGATGTTTCTTAACTAGTTGCGACGTATTTTTCAGAACAAAAGACGACATGGATGTTCCTGTTGTCTTCCAACTTAGATCAATGGAAAATGGAGTTCCATCTCCTAGAGTTCTTCCATTCTCTGAAATTGTTCTTGATCCAGATGATATTGAAACTTCTGCAGATGGATCAGTTGCGACTAATGTTCAATTTAAAGCTCCTGTTTATGTAGAGGGTGGCACTGAATATGCCATATGTCTTGCATCTAACTCCACCAAATATAGTGTTTACATCTCACGTATTGGTGAAAACGATCTTCTCTCAGATACGTTTATTTCTAACCAACCATATCTTGGATCTTTGTTTAAGTCACAAAACGCTTCTACATGGGAACCAAGTCAGTGGGAAGACCTTAAGTTTACTCTTTATAGAGCAGACTTTGTTGAAACTGGATCTGTCGAATTCTACAGTCCAGAGTTGACTAGAGGAAATAATCAGATTCCAAAACTTCTTCCAGATCCAATCGTCATGAACTCTAGACAAATTAGAGTTGGTTTAGGCACTACTGTAGCTGACTCTGGATTTGAATTGGGTAATACATTTACTCAGCAAGGAACTAATGCAACAGGAGATTATGTAGGATCTGCTGCATCTGCGGTTGGCAATCTTACTATCAGTAATGCAGGTCTTGGATACACTCCAGCTGATGGAAGTTTTACATTCTCTGGAGTAAACCTTGTAACCATTACAGGTAATGGTAGAGGTGCTACTGCCGATATCAGTATTAAAGATGGTTCAATTGTCGCAAGTGGTGCAACAATTGCAAGTGGTGGTTCTGGATATCAAGTTGGAGATGTTCTTGGCATTACTACAATCGGTATTGCTACCATTGGCAGAAATGCAAGATTGACAATTGCTGGAATTGGTATCACTAATGAATTGGTCTTCAATAATGTTCAAGGAGAATTTGTTGTCGGTGCAGCAAAAACTCTCATGTACACTAACAGTTCTGGAATTAGCACAGAACTTAATTATGGACTTCCTGGCGGTGTAGGTGGAGATGTTCAGATTACATCAATTAATGTTGATAGTGAGGGAACTCACTTTAAGGTGAACCATCAGAATCATGGTATGTATTTCACAGAAAACTCTGTCGCTATTTCTGGAGTTCTTCCAGATGTTAAACCAACTAAGTTGACCGCAGAGTATTCCTCTGGATCTACATCAGCAATCGCTGTTGGATCTGGAACAACATTCTCTACATTTGAAAATGTTGGAGTCGGAACTACAAATGTTGGATACCTTCTGATTGGAGAAGAAATTATTGAATATACAAATGTCTCTGGCAATAATGTTGGTGGAGATATTGTTAGAGGAACAGATCCTAGAACGTATCCAGTTGGAACTCCAGTATTTAAATATGAAAACTCAGGTATAAACTTGAAGAGAGTAAATAGAACTCATGATTTGAGTGACGTTACCGAATCAGATCCATTTACATTTGATTCTTATAAAGTCAAATTGGATATGAGTTCTACCACTGGAACTGATAGAAGCACTGATGTTGGTCATCCAAAACTCTATATCGGTGGAAATAAATCCACTGGTGGTAGAGAGGTAAGGGCCACGCAAAACATGCCATTTGAGATTATCACACCACAAGTTCAAAATCTCACTGTTACTGGAACAAATATTAGTGCTACTGTTAGAACAACAACTAGCAAGAGTTTCAGTGGAAATGAGATCCCATATGTTGATGCTGGATTCGAGAATATTGTAATTAATCAAAAGAATTATTTTGACACTCCAAGAATGATTGCTTCTAAGATAAATGAAGATTTGAAGTTGACTAATGTTGTTGGTGGAAAGTCGATGCAAATGAGTTTGGCACTGAATACAACTGACACTCGCATAAGTCCAGTTATTGACGCTCAAAGAGTGAACGCCATTGTAACATCTAATAGAGTCAATAATATTATTACAAACTATGCTACAGATTCTAGAGTAGATACGATTGGAGAAGATCCAACTGCATGTCAATACATTTCCCAAGAGACTGTTCTTGAGAATTCAGCATCTTCGATTAAAATTATATTGTCTGCACATATTGGAGAAGATGCCGATATTAGAGCATTCTATGCTGTTAACGATAAGGTTGGTCTTGACCCCGTATTTACACCATTCCCTGGTTATTCTAATTTGAATTCTAAAGGTCAAGTAATCGCTGCAGAAAATAGCAATGGAGAGTCTGATTCTTTCATTGTCAAATCAAATACAAAAGCGTTTGATAGTGAAGCTCTTGATTATAGAGAGTACACGTTTACAGCGGATGAACTCCCTGCATTCAGAACTTACAGAGTGAAGATTTCACTAGCATCCAATAGTCAGTGCTTTGTTCCTAGGATCAAAGAACTTAGAGTGATTGCACTAGCATAATGGACTTTTACGGATTAGAGGGTCATAAGGATCTCGCAAGAGATCCTGAGACAAATGCAGTTGTTAATGTCAACACTTTAGAATATCAGCAATATCTTGCGAGACGTAAAGTGAAAAGTGAAAAGAATCATAAGACACAGAACATGGAGCAAGAACTTGCTAACATGAAGGATGACATTGATGAAATTAAATCTTTACTAAAGGAGTTATTACATGGATCCTGACACTATCGAACTAAAAAACTTGTCAAAAAGTTTTGCATATCAGCAAATTGCAACTGATATAGATAATTG